TCAGATCCAACTGACCGTGAATTCATGGTGGGATGTTGCCATTAAGCACCCTGCTGCTTTCGCTGCAATGCTTGACGCGCTGACCACGCTGTAGATATACCTTGCCGGGTAACTGCCATCCCCGATCTTGACCCCGTGTCTGGATCGGGGGCCAATGGCAAGTTATCATGGAAGTTTTATTTAAAGGACTTTAATGACTGCAAGGACATAAAAAAAATATTATGAAAATAAGATTCACAAAATCACCTGTTGGTATTGGCTATGCTTATGCAGCCGGGGATGATCTTACCTGCAATACTGCCTTCGGAAAAGAAATGATTGAACTGGGATATGCCATTGAACTGGAAGATGCAGAAGATGGTGACCTTCCGGATGATTTCCCTGCAAGGGATGTGCTGATCGGGCTGGGTGTGACACTTGATGAAGTGAAGGCACTTGACAGCTTGGAGAAACTGGAAGCTTTGAAAGGTATTGGCCCAAAATCTGCTGAAAACATTTTGAAATATCTGGCAAAGTGAAAAGAACCATCACGGCAGCATGGGAACCGGTTACCCTGGATGAAGCAAAAGAGCATATTCAGGGACTTGAAGGCATCAGTGATTTTGATTATTTTATTACCAGGCTGATTACTGCTGCACGTGAAACGGCTGAAGAATACTGCTGGCGTACCATCGTGCAATCGACTTATGAATTGAGGCTGGCTTCGTTTACTTCGAATAAGATTTTGCTTCCGCGGCCTGTGGTGAGTGATATTACTTCGGTGAAGTATATTAATAGTGCAGGGACAGAAATAACAATAGCTTCGAGTGATTATAAATTGTTGGATTGGGAAGAACCTGCGATATTGTTGCCAGCTTTTGGTGTAACATGGTGGCCAAGTGCACGTGGTGGCGAAGGTGATGTGACGATTGAATATGTAGCAGGGTATGCAACTGCAGCAGCTGTTCCAGCCGGAATTAAACAGGCGGTGCTGATGATGGTGCGTACATGGTTTGATAACCGTGAAGATGTGACACCACGGACCGTGAATGAAATGCCGCGCGGATCGGAATATCTGCTGAAACCTTATCGTTGCTTTCGTTTCTGATGGTATTTGACAGGAAAATAACACTGCTGAAGCGTGAAACAACGCAAAACGCCACCGGGGAACAGGTGGTAAGTTATTCTGTGATTACACCAACATACGCTGAAAAGGTGTGGAAACGGGGTGGTGAACAGCAGAGCGCAAACCAACAGGTAGGTGTGACGGTGGAAAGTTTCAGGATAAGGTGGCGCACAGGATTAACACAGGTGAATGCGATTGAGTATGGCGGCAATCTGTGGGATGTAAGAAGTATTCAGGAAGAAGAACGGAACAAGTACCTGGTGCTTGAATGCGTAATGAAAGATTCGCAAACGGATATTACCGGCATAGGAAACGGATTGATTTTGACTGAAGATGGATTGAATTATTTGGTTACGGAAGATGAACAATATTACTTGCAGCAGGAAATTGCGTGATGTTTTTAAATCGTTCAGACGTAAAAGAAAGAATCACGCAAAGATTTTTTTAATAAGAAATATATGATTTTGTAAGGATGGAAGCACCAAAGAAATCATCGGCAGCAGACATAGCCACGAAGCGTGCATTAAGAGGTTACAGGGTATATACTGCTTTGCTTACCCAGGCTGAAGATGATGCACCAGTTGCCACTGTGATTGAAAATACTTTATCGGGTGCCGTTGTGTGGACCAGGGCTTCGGAAGGAGTGTATGAAGGGACACTTGTGGATGAATTTACCGATGGCAAAACTGTATGCAATATCCTGCAAAAGAATACCACGAATAACATGACCGACATTGTGCAGACTTACCGGGCTTCGGTTGATGCCGTGCATGTGCTTACGCTGACTGATGCAACTACAGCAAAGGATGAATTATTGACAGGTACGGTGATTGAAATAAGGGTTTACCCATAATGGCAAAGGTAAGTGAGATTGACGGCTATAAGGAAGCTACCAGGCTGCTGAAAAAGCTGGATAATGTTACTCAAAAGAAGGTAGTTCTTTCAATATTGAGAAAAGCATCGCGGCCAATTATTGTTGCTGCCAAAGCGAATGTTTCAGGTACCAGCAAGCGAGTGGCGAAAAGCATACGATTTGCACAAATTAAGAGCGCGAAAAAAATAGCCGGAAGCATAAAACCACGGGGTAAGGATGCATGGTTCAGCCACTTTATTGAATTCGGGACCAGCGGTATTGTGACAAAGCCGGGCGGCTATAAAAGGGAATCGGATAATCCTGCTTTCGGATGGGTGGGCAATGTGCAAAGAGGTAAGAAGTACCGGGAAGATCAACCGGCAAAGCCTTACATGAGGCCGGCAATATCGGCAAACAAGGGCAAAACAGAAGCTTTGATTTCAAAAGGACTCAAGGAAGATATTGATAAGACGATTACAAAGTTTAAAAAGAAATGACCGGAAAAGTATTATACAGCCTGCTTGCAAATGACGGCACCATTGCCGGGTTTGTTGGCACGCATATTTTTCCACAACGCAGATTACAGGAAACTGACCTTCCGGCTATTACTTACAATTGTGTGAGCAATAATCCGACCAATACAAAGGATGGCGTTTCGCTGCTGGACACTGAGAGATGGAGCGTGAATGTGTTCAGTAAATCGTATCAGCAGGCAATTGACATAGCAGCTGCAGTGAGAACAGAACTGGACCGGTACAGCGGAACAGTGGAAGGTGTGGTGGTGAATAGTGTTTCGTTTGCCGGGCGTGCCGATCTGTATGAAGATTGGAGCGAAGTAAACCACATAGTGATTGATTTCAACATCAGAATAAAACGATAACCCAAAAAAATAAACGATATGGCAATGCAAATCGGAATTATAAATGCGACCACGATGGCCATTTATATTGGAGCTACCAAAATAGCAGCGTTAACAAATGTAAGTTTAAGTTTGAACCAGGCACTTCGCACATCGGTGAATAAAGATGATGGCGGATGGGAAAAATCGTTGCCGGGTGCCCGATCATGGGGCATGAGTGGTGACAGCGAATTTGCTTTTGATGCCGGCTATGGCGTTGACGATTTGGTTGATGCAATTATTAACAGAACCACACTTACTGTTATGCTTTCGACTGAAGTATCGGGTGATTATAAGTTCAGCGGTTCAGCTTTACTTGAAAGTATTGAACTTTCTGGCGGTGCTGAAGAAAATGCAACTTATTCGTTTTCGCTGAAGGGTACCGGGGCAATTACACGCGCAACCATTTAAACTGATTTACCATGCCAACACTGGGTATTGTTAATGCCACGAACATTAAGATCTATGTGATCACATCACCGGGGCCACCACCAAAATTGGATGCCATTGCCAATGCCACATCGGGCACGGCAAGCATTACACAAGGGCTTCGCACATCGGTGAACAAGGATGATGGCGGCTGGGAGAAATCGCTGCCTGGTGCCCGTTCATGGAGCATGTCGGGTGACAGCGAATTTGCTTTTGATGCCGCTTATGGTTTGGCAGAACTGGAAGCAACCGTGCAGGCACGGACACCGTTATTGCTTCGCTTTGCCACGGAAGAATCGGGTGATATTCATTTTTCGGGTACCGGGTACCTTGAAAGCATTGAGCTTTCGGGCGGTGCTGAAGAAAATGCAACTTACTCTTATTCATTCAAAGGTACCGGACTGCTGAAGAAAGAACAGATACCAGGGATTACCGATTCAGCATCAAGCAACATTACTGATGTTACGGCTGATATTACAGCTATGGTAGATCCTAACGGTTATGAAACTGTGGTGCTGATTGAGTGGGGACCTGATACCGATTACGGCAATGATGAAGCGTGTGCAGAAAGCCCGTTGGCTGTTGGCACAGCACCTGTTGAAGTAACGGCAACACTTGCCGGATTAGCGGCTGAAAATACCTACCACTGGAGAGTGAAGGCAGGCAGTGATTTGGGTATTGCTTACGGACCTGACCAGGTATTCACAACTTTGGAAGAAGGAACATGACAAAATTTGAATTGATTATAAATGGCGCGGAGCATGGCGTGATCATCAATACCCTGGTGCAAAGGCGTTATGCTGAACGTATGGGATTAAAGTTTGTGAACGACACCATCAAAAGCCTGCAACTTTCGGATGAAGAAAAGCAGGATGGTGAAGTAAGGATGTCGTTTGAAACGATTGATAAGTATGTAAAACTTATTCATTGCGGAATTGCGGAAGCATGCAGGCAGGAAGCAAAACCATGCACTGTTGAAGTTGATGACTGCTATGCCATATTTGATGATCCGGAAATGCTGAACAGGGTGATAAAAGGATTGTTTGGCACGATGCCGGTGGCTGAAGAAACTGCAGGGGAAGAATCGGGAAACGTGCAAAGCCCGGAGATTCCGGGCTGACATGGGACCAGCTGGAAGGGCTTGCACTTGGGGTGCTGATGTTTGACATTGACAAGTTTTATGA